ATTTAGATGCAATAGCAGTATATAAATTTGAAAGCAATGCTAATGATGTTACAGGCAATAACAATGGAACTGCAACTGATGTGTCGTATGTTAGCGGAAAGTTTAATAATGCAGCAGATTTTAACAATACATCATCTAAAGTAGTTATAGGAACTCAAAGTAGTGTTATACCAAGCAACTCAACAGGAGTTAGTTTTTCTTTTTGGGTTTATTTAGATTCTGTAAATACAGGTTCAGATTATGACCATTGGTTTGTAGGACAAGAAAATTATGGTGGTTCGTTTGAAGATGGTGAATTTTCAGTAAGATTATACGAGGGAAAAGTTTATACTGATTATGCACAGTCAAGCAGTATATACAGACAAAGAAAAGCAACCACTGTATTATCAACTGGTCAATGGTACCATATAGTAGCAACTTATGATACTTCTAATGCAAACATTACTGAAGTGTATTTAAATGGTAGTTTAGAAACAAGTAGCAATATAACATCAGGTGGTACTTTTACAACAAATTCTTTAATGCAAAACTCTACTAATATATCTATTGGTGGAGGACCGACATTTACAGATGGTAAAATAGACCAATTCAGGATTTATAATCAAGTTTTAACTGCTTCTAATGTTACTACATTGTATAATGAAACTGCAGCACAAAATGACAATTTAAGTTTAGGAATGACTTATGTTAGTTCTATAGAATCAATAGTAAGCGCAAATGCAAATGCAGGATTTAGTATAGTTAAGTATGAAGGAACTGGAATAACAGGAACACGAATACCGCACGGCTTATCGTCTGCTCCAGAGCTATGGATTGGAAAACAATTAACAGGAAGTTCAATCAATTGGCAGGTATTATATTCAGGATTTTCAGAAGGCGATTATTTAACTTTAAATACAACTGCTGCAAAAGCAAATTCAGCTAATGTAACTTTTGACCCAACAGCAACAACAGTTAAATTTCACGCAAATCAAGCACTAAATGACAGCGGGGAAGAATATATTGGCTACGCTTTTCATTCAGTAAGTGGATATAGCAAGATTGGAAGTTACTCTGGGACAGGAAGTGAACAATTAATTAATACTGGGTTTGCAGTAGATTTTGTACTAATTAAATCATCTACTACAACACAAAATTGGATGCTTTATGATAATGTTAGAGGAGATAGTAAATATTTAATAGCTGATTCAAATGGTGCTGAAGGTAGTCCAGCAAGTAATTTATGTACTTTTGAGTCAAATGGATTTAAAGTATATTCAAGTAATAGTGAAAATCAAAATGGTCAAACATATATATATATGGCATTTAAAATAAACTAAAATGATAGTATATATATTACTCGGGATATTCACACTGTTGCTGATAATAGGGCAGATAAAAGGAGCCGAGATTACCATCGGACCTATAATAGGCTTCATGGTAGGATTTCTTTACAGCCACCAGGAATTCGACGACGGTACGTACGACACGACGCTTCAATGCGCGTTGGGCGTTATCACTCTCAGTGTGGTGTGGACGCGTAAGATAAAGGAATAAGCATTATATTCGTATATAGTGCAATCAAATTAAATTAAATAAAATGTCAAAAAATAAAATAACAAAAGAGGAGCTTGAACAACTTCAGGCAAAAGTATCAGTTTTAAACAATCTTCAGTATAAGCTAGGAGCTTTGGCTGTAGACCAGAATAAAGTCTTAAAAGCATTCGACACGGTTCGCGAGGAACTGAGAACGATGCAGATGGAATTGAAAGAAACATACGGTAATGTCAGCATTAACGTGGAAGACGGTAGCCTCACTGAAACAGAAGAAACAGATGAGCAAGCTGATAAGAAAGATTAGTATTGGGAAAAACTACAAGACCGACGCGATGCATTACGCCGTAGGGCAGGACGTTTACGGGGGCCACACTATATGTGACATAATAGAGGAAAAGGACAAGTACTCTATTTACATAAAGAAAGGCACCGACGTATTGCCATGGAAAAGCTTTAACAAGAACATGGCAATATCCGTCGAGTATAACTTACAGTATTAATGAAACCGATATATTCCTTTTTAATCAAACCTAAAAAAGAAAGATACGACAATACTAAAAGGGTCGGAGACAAGGAGTTGATATTAAACACCGATATATCCGATCACAAGTTTGTAAGTCGTGAAGCAATAGTTTACGAAACACCTATAGCACGTGATACACATATTAACAGAGGTGATGTTCTTTATGTGCATCATAACATATTTCGTCGTTGGCATGACGTTAGAGGCATTGAGCGCAATAGTAAAAGTTATTTCAAAGATAATCTGTACTTCTGCGAGCTTGAGCAAATATTTCTTTACAAGCGCGATGGCGTATGGAAGGCAAATAGCGGGTTCAGTTTCGTAAAACCGCTGGTTAACGATGATGAGTTCTCGACAAGCAAGGAGATGTCATTGATGGGAATTATTAAGTACGTAGACGATACTGGTGATTTTAAGGTAAATGAAAAAATAGGCTTTACTCCGGACAGCGAATACGAGTTTATTATAGAAGGCGAAAGGCTGTACAGGGTAATTAACAACGAAATATCTATACGTTATGGATATAAAGAAAAAGAAAGAGAGTATAATCCAAGCTGGCTATAGGGCCGTCGACGAGTTAGTAAAGGTGGCCAAAGAGGCTATAGTACAGACAGAAGACGACGTTTCCGCAGATAGATTGAAGAACGCGGCCGCTACAAAAAAGCTTGCAATATTCGACGCTTTCGAGATTCTTAACAGGATTGAAACCGAAAAGAGCTTGCTTGAAAACAAGCCGGTGCAAGCAAAAGAGAACTCGTTTTCGGGCTTTGCAGAAAAAAAATCTAAGTAATGGCGTATCAGCAGACACTATACAAGATCATCGAGCCTATAAAGAAGACGACCATAAGCAGGCTGAACAAAGGGAAGAAATGGAAGTACGGTTACAACCAAGAACATGACGTAGTGGTCATAAGCAAAACAGGCAAGATAGGAGAGATATACGAAATACAGAACCTTAGAATAGCTTTGCCTGCTGAAAACGATGTTGATAAAGAAAACGACAAATGGGTTGCCCATGAATACCCCGAGCAGCTTAGGCGTCTCAAAACGATATTCGATTGGAAAGAATATCCTGATAACTTAAAAGAAAATTGGTATGGGTACATTGATAGAGAATTTACGAGGCGCGAAGAAGGCTTTTGGTTTCGCAACAAGGGTCGCAGCACTTACATTACTGGTTCTCACTATGTCTACCTGCAGTGGTCCAAGATTGATGTTGGGAAGCCAGAGTTTAGAGAAGCAAACAGACTATTCTTCATATTCTGGGAAGCTTGCAAGGCAGACGATAGATGCTATGGAATTTGCTATCTTAAGAACAGGCGTAGTGGATTTTCATTCATGTCAAGCGCTGAAACGGTTAACCAGGCTACCATATCGTCTGATTCTAGATTCGGGATCTTATCTAAAACTGGTGCAGATGCAAAGAAGATGTTTACCGACAAGGTGGTACCAATATCAGTACACTACCCCTTTTTCTTCAAGCCCATACAAGACGGAATGGATAGGCCCAAGACCGAGCTCGCGTTCAGGGTACCAGCCTCCAAGCTCACTAGGAAGTCCATCAGTGCAACCGGCGCCGCCAAGCCCGAAGCGCTCGAAGGGCTCGATACAACAATAGACTGGAAGAACACGGGAGACAACTCATATGACGGTGAAAAGCTAAAGCTGCTGGTTCACGACGAGTCCGGTAAATGGGAAAGACCTGATAACATATTGAACAACTGGCGAGTAACAAAAACAACCCTGAGACTAGGAAGCAGGATTATAGGAAAGTGTATGATGGGTTCAACATCAAACTCTCTGGATAAGGGTGGTGATAACTTTAAAAAATTATACTATGCATCAGACGTCACTAAGAGAAACAGGAATGGACAAACAAGCTCTGGATTATATAGCTTATTCATACCTATGGAATGGAACTACGAAGGATTTATCGACGATTGCGGA